ATAGAAAATACCAATCTATTGATGTCTAACACAATTACAATTGATCCTGAAACTGTGCTTTGTTTAAATGCCAAATACGACGATATAGAATTTTTCCATAACCATAATATACAATGTATTACAATTGATTGGCCAGAACAATGGTTGGTAAATGCTGGATTGCATTGTTTTACAGTTGATATAGAAAGAGAAGGCACATTTGGTAATCCATTTGACAAAACCTAAATATAAGGTATAATGAACACAGTGAGCAAAGTCGATAAGAAGTATTATTACAGTGAAATATTCCACTCCATACAAGGAGAAGGGCACTACACTGGGGTGCCAACAGCATGGATAAGATTCTTCTTGTGTAATTTGCAGTGCAGTGGTTTTGGACAGATTGATCCAACTAATCCTGAAACATATGATTTGCCATTTGAAGACTTTGATGTATCAAGTGTTAAGAGAGTAGAAGATCTTCCAGTGTGGGAAAAAGGCTGTGATTCAAGCTATACATGGGCAAAGAAGTTCAAAGGCCTTATGGGGCAGGAGACGCCATCAACTCTAGCACATAAACTTGTTGATTGTATGAAAAATGAATCTAATCCGGATGGTTTGTTTATACATCCTGTGAGTAAACAACATCAACATTTATGTTTTACAGGAGGCGAACCTTTAATGGTTACAGGACAACAAGCAGTGGTCGGCATATACAACACACTTAAAGAACAGGACAACTTACCTGCATCAATGACATTTGAAACAAATGGCACACAGATACTGAGACAACCATTCATAGACTGGGTAAACACTATAGACACAGAAGTTTTCTTTTCTTGTAGTCCTAAACTGTTTACAGTATCAGGTGAAAAGACAGAAAAAGCAATCAAGCCTGAGATTGTTGCAGAATATCACAAACTTTCCAAAGCAGGACAGCTGAAATTTGTTGTAGGACCAAAACAACGTGAATGGGATGAAATGGAAGAAGCAATAGAAAAATTTAGATCAGTGGGTGTTAATTGGCCAGTATGGGTTATGCCCACAGGCGCAAGGGAAGAAGAACAAACTGCTACAGCAGGAGACGTGGCGGCAAAAGCATTCAAGAGGGGATACAATGTAGCGGCAAGGGTACATGTATATCTTTTTGGTAACAAGATAGGAACTTAACATGAATAAAATTATTAATTTATGGTTTCAGGCTGAAGAGTTAGCAATGAAAATTTATAAATCTGAATACTTTGATATTGTAATTAAAATTTTTAAAACTATTGTGTTGTTAATCATATGTGTAATGACTTTTGGATTTGTTTTAATTTTAAACATAACCAAAGCATTAGTGAACAATGTTCCAAAGCAAAGTCAAAAAAATACCAACACACCTGCTATTGGTACTCCTATGGGGGCAGTCACTGCCAACACAAAACACAAAGATAAGCAACCAGAACTTAGAAGTGTAGCATCTGAAAAATATAACAAATTTGGTATGCCAGAAGAAATGGGAAAAAAAGGCAAAAATATGTCTGAAAATGATTACTATAATCTTAGAAAGGTGTTATAATAAAGCATGTTGGATAAAATGAAAAACATGTTCAAAGGCAAAGCAAAGAAGGACATGACACCAAAAGAGTTGGCAACTAAAAACAAAGAGCCATGGGTGTCAGTGTTAACCACACATGTGGACAAAGCAAATCCTAAGAATGGATTCTTTGAACTTGATTGGAATGAATATTTTGTTCAATCACTAAAATTAAATGGATATAGAGGCGCAACAGATGAAGAAGTTGTTGATAAATGGTTTCAAGACTTATGTAGAAATGTTGCAAGTGAAACTGGCACAGAAGATGTTGGTGGATCTGGTTACGTGAATAAAGTTTTGAGGGATGATGGCAAGACGGAGGTTTCGTGACATACATATTAGTTGATACAGCAAATACTTTTTTTAGAGCAAGGCACATAGTCAAAGACAACAATCCTGACACAAAGGTTGGATTAGCCATGCATATTATACTAAATTCAATTAAAAAAGCATGGACAGACTTTGATGGATCTCATGTAGTATTTTGCTTAGAAGGTCGCTCATGGCGTAAAGACTTTTACAAAAAATATAAAGCAAACAGGACAGAGGCTCGTGCGTCACTCACAGAACATGAACAAGAAGCAGACAAAATATTTTGGGAATCTTTTGATACGTTCTGCCAATTCATAAATGACAAAACAAATTGCACAGTTTTACAGGACAAACAACTTGAGGCAGATGATCTTATTGCTGGTTGGATACAACAACATCCTGATGACAAACATGTGATTATATCTAGTGACTCTGACTTTGCACAATTAGTCAGTGACAATGTAAAACAATACAATGGCATATCCAATACACTTACAACCATTGATGGATACTTCACAGACAAAGGTGAACCTGTGCTAGAAAAGAAAACAGGGCAACCTAAGAAGGCACCCAACCCAGAATGGTTGCTGTTTGAAAAATGCATGAGAGGTGATCCAACAGACAATGTGTTTTCAGCATATCCTAAGATCAGAAAGACCAAACTGCTTGAAGCATTTGAAGATCGCAAAGCACAAGGATTTGTGTGGAACAATCTGATGTTGGCTAAATGGGTGGATCATGAAGGCATAGAACACAGAGTCAAAGAAGATTATGACCGTAACCGTGAATTAATTGACCTGACTCAACAGCCAGATCACATAAAAGAGATAATTACTAATACTATAAACAGTGCGACATCTACTCCGAAAAATTCAAGTCAAGTAGGAATATATTTGATGAAGTTTTGTCATCTATTTGATCTACAGAAGATTCAGGATTTAGCAGGGCAGTATGCGGCGCCACTCAACGGGAGATATGGAACGTGAGTAATATTAAAACAGTAAAGCCTAACGCAAGTTGGGTAATAACAGATCAAACAGACAAAGAGAAGGTTGGAGCCATTACGAAAGAGCAAGGCAACAACTATCTGCTTAGATATCAGGGCTTTAACAAAACACTATCTAAAGAACAGCTTGTTAAGAGCTTTGGCACACAACTTTTTACCGTGCCTGAAGTAAAACCTATATTGCCTGAAGCAAATACAGTGTATGAATACAGTATAGATGTAGACAAACCATTTAATAAGATGTTTTATGTAAAGAAAAAACTGCCTATTTTTACAAAAGAAAACAAATCTAAAAGTTTTTATTGTGCAGGACATTATTTGGTGCAAAAGAAAAGTTGGACAGAAATGTTTTGTCCTAAACTTATTACATTAGAAAAGTATAAGTTTCATGGCCCTTTCAAGAATCAACATCAAATGATGGCATTCAAAAAGAAGTTTTTATGAACACTGTACACATAGACAAATTTGTAGCAATGGTAAATGCTAATGAGCAAACAAGGCAACCAGAAGTGCGAATTACTATGTCAGATGCAAAAAATCTTCGTAATGAAATTACGGCACTTTTGACTTATCTTGTTAAAAAACAGGATGATCTAATTGAGACACAAAAAAAATTAGTAGATGCTCAAACAATCACAGTCGAAATGAATGCAGACAAATTTTGAAGTAGTTGCACCACAAGGAGCTGGTTGCCATTTTTTAAGATATTGGGGAAGTGTTGGATTACAACTTATTGACGACTCAGTAGAAGAAGTTGGATACAGCACTATAAAACATTTTGAAAATAATCCTTTTTTGCCAGATGGCTTTAAAGGCAAACAACACATTTACGTCAGCCCTGATACAAATGAATATATTTCAAGGGTAAAAAATATATCTATGAGACATCCTTTTGAATTTATATTTGTGCAAAAAAATCCACCGTTTGAAGGAAAAAGAATTTTTGTTCATTGCGTTGAAGAAGACACAAAAAAATTTTGCATTGACTTGTATTTTGCAAAGAAGAAAGAATGGGACGAAAACGAAATTGCTGATTGGACAGGAACTGAAATGGGATATTATGTGGCTATGAAGCCACACACATTAACCCAACATATTAAACACGATATGGCTTGTAATGATGCTGTCATAAAAAGATTTACAAATAAAGATCCTGATAACACTATTGTTTTAGATTACAAAAAATTTTTTATAGATGCCAACAAAACACACATAGATGAGATTGCACAATTTTTTGGATTCAAAAACACAAAACAAACTTACGAGCTAATTAAAACATACAATCAAAAAAACTGGGAGGTATATGAAAGCAACAGTCTACACTAAACCAATGTGCGGATATTGTATCAGTGCAAAGAACTTATTAAAATCTAAAGGCATTGAATATGAAGAAAGATATCTTGATAATCCGCAAGTGATCAGAGAATTTGTTGAACAACATCCAACAAAACGCACAATGCCACAAATATGGCTTGATGACGAATATGTTGGTGGCTTCAAAGAACTAAAAGCTAAATTATCATAAACTGCTCATATTACTATGATAAATATAGTAGCACATTATGAGCAGACCAAAACCAAAAGTATTGTTGTCCAAAACGGACAGAAACACATTCAAGACTGAAGAGGTCTTAGAATCAGTTGCCATTTGGGCAGTGTTCTTTGACGGAAAACCAATCAACCTCAAAACATCTACCATGGCATCTGTTCATCCTGGACCTAAATACAAAAAGGTATCTTTTTCTAATCCTGGTCATGCACTGAACCTTGCAAAAAAATTAAACCAAACTTTTGGTTCAGACAAGTTTCAAGTGTATCAACTCAGCACAGGAAAAAAGATAAATGGATAAAGCAAAATTACAAAATACTATTGAAGTTCTTAAAGAGACTATCAAATGGTTTGAAAAAAGAATTGAACCACATGACTGCGGCTGGATGTATGATACTATCGGAGGATTGAGATTTAGAATACAAGAAGCCAAACAGGAGATGAGAAAAATTGGTAAGTCAAAAAAGAAAACTGACAATAGCATTTCTAAAAAGTCATAAGACTGATTTCACAGAAAGAGATTACAATAAACTTTGGAAAATGGTATGGAGAAATATCAGAGAAGAAAATCCATCCATGCGTCTCACCAAAGGTGGATACCAGTTTTTAAAAAACTCCTTAGAACTTAAAGACTACATGGTCAAACTTAAAAGAGAATGCAAACTAAAGCCTGAAATATTGTTAGGACTAGACAAATTTATCACATGTCCATACTACATAACCAACAAAGAGATCTATGTGTTTGAGGAGAAATTGGCATCTGAATTGGTGCTTAGAGCCGGAGATCTTGATATTTTAATAGTGAGCAGACGCTAAATCATTGAAATCGAAGCATTTTTTATTACCATAATATGTTGACATATTAAGCTTTGATAGTATTATATGTAATATAACAACTAAACATAGGAGTCAGTGAGATGGCAGAAAAAATAAGTCAAACAAGAACAGTAAGTCCACAAGAGGCTAAAACTGCAATTACACATTGTCTAGCACTAAAAAGACCAGTTATGGTGTGGGGTGCACCAGGTATTGGTAAGTCAGACATTGTTAAACAAATAGGTAATGATGCGAAACGTGAAGTTATCGACATTAGATTGCCTTTATGGGAACCTACAGACATAAAAGGGATTCCTTTCTTTAATAGTAAATCAAACACAATGGAATGGGCTCCACCGGCAGAACTTCCATCAGATCCTAAGAGTAAAGCTATATTATTCTTAGATGAGTTGAATTCAGCGCCTCCTTCAGTGCAGGCGGCGGCATACCAATTGATTCTAAACAGAAGAGTTGGTACTTACAAATTACCAGAAGGCGTTTCGATTGTAGCCGCTGGTAACCGTGAAACAGATAAAGGTGTTACTTATAGAATGCCTGCTCCGTTGGCAAACAGATTTGTCCATTTAGAAATGAGAGTTGACTTTGATGATTGGTCAATGTGGGCAACTGAGAATCATATCGATCCACAGGTAGTTGGTTATGTGTCTTTTGCTAAACAGGATCTATATGACTTTGATCCTAAGAGCGGTAGCAGATCGTTTGCAACGCCAAGAAGTTGGGCCTTTGTGTCACAACTGTTAACAGATACCCTGCAAGACAATACTCTCACTGACCTTGTTGCAGG